TCACGGCCCAAGACTGTTGTGTTTCGATCCATACAATACGACCACCAGCTCCATAAGTGTATGCGTTTTCAACAGTTTTATTATTCAAGACAAGCGGGGTAAGAGTTGGGTCTGACTTAGCAACCTTGAGCTCGTCTGGGCCTATTGGATTATCTAGATTAGCGTTTAACTCAGAAAAATCGGTGTACAACTTATAAGTACCGTCTGGCAGCTGCGTAAAGTTTTCTTTGTCTTCAAACCCATCAAAACCAGAATTATCTTTAAAGTTTTCTAGCTGATCTTTCGGTATGCTGAGAATCATGTAAGAGTTGTAGCCCTCACGAGTTGTACCTACAACATCAATTCCGCTCCCATTAAATCTTTCATCAAGGAACTTTTGAGCTACAGCCATATCAAATGGTTGATTATCATTTAGGCCGCTGCTTGAAGGAGTGGCTGATGTTTGGTCTAAAGCTGAGCTGTCATTTGCTATTCCATCTTCAAGTGCTTTCTGACGTTGCTTATCTAAGATTCCACCAAATGCAAATAAACCACTTTGCGAGTCAAAGTAGTCTTTAAAGTTCTTATTGTTAACTTCACCATCATAAGCGTTAACATTTGTTGGTGTAATTAGACCAGTGCTAGCGTCAACTGAACCAGTTTCTACCCAGTGGTATGTGCCGTCAGGGTAACGTAAGATGAGACCATCGCTATTTTCTATAGACAGCATTACTTCTGCATTCATAGGAGTAGCGGTATCAAACTTTTTAGCGTCTATACCAATTTTTTTAAGGTAGTCTGATAATTTTTCTCCTTTAGCGCCATCAAGTAAAGCAGCGTAGCGCTCTTGACCTGATTTAGTTTCATCAAGCGCAGTGCTTTTAGCGCTATCGTAGTTAAACTTGCCCGAAGCGCTGTCGCCTTGTAGAAGAGCTTTCCATTCTTTCTTTCCATTTTCATCAAACCAGATAGTGTCATTAGCTTTAACATCGCTGATAAACTTGTCTTTTTGCTCTTGAGATAGTGGAAGACCTTCAGGTCCTCCATTATCAAATTGAATTAGATCTCCATTTGGCATTTGCACAATTACTGCATCGCCATTTTGCTCGGATGCAACCAGTTTAGAATCTTTTGGAACATCAAAGCCTAGAACGTTCTTAGTATCTTTATTAGAACTACTGGCTTTTTTGTCTAGAGGCTTGCTTGCGCCTTGGTTCTCTAGCGCCGTGATAACCTCTTGCAGTATCTTTGCTGCTTCTTGAGCTTTGTCTCCTCCAGGGAATCTTCCTTCACTTGGAGACTCCTCGCTAGCGGCAACTGCCTGTGCTTCAGAAAGGTAAGATAAAGCATCAGCAACTCTTCCTGCTTCAAGCGCGCCTCTTGCAAATCCAATATTGTCTCTAACTTGTGAAGTTCCAATAGCATCTGCCTCTGTTTTTGCATTAGCTTTTTCATTATCGTTAATTGCTTTTGTAGCTAAATCTATCTTTGCAAGTAGATCTTTATTAGGAAGTGAAGTAACCATAATTGTTGGTTCATTTGATTTACTTGGGAGTCTGTTCCCTGATGCTTCTTTAAAACTCATAGGCTCGACGCCGAGTTTGTCCATCATAGCTTTGACAATGTCTTGTTTATCTTTATTACTTGCAGGCGATCCGTCTTTATTGAAAGCTAAAGAATCAAAGAATTCTCTTTCTTTCTTAGTTAACGAGCTACGAGAGAATCGCTGTCCATTGAGATCGTTCTCTTTAAGTGCTTGGAAAAGAGTTCTAAGGAAGTCAGGTGAAAGATCTGGTGTCTTTGCAGTATCTTGCGATAAATCAATCGGGTTGTCTTTTGTAAAGGTATCATTTAGATACTTAACAAAGTCTGGAAGACCATCGGTGTTGACTGCGTCAAGCGTATCAAACTTTCGTGCAGGTCCACGGCCTTGTGTTCCTGGCTCAGGAATCCATCCGCCTGCGTGCCCGGCAATATATGTGCCGTCTTCTTGTAGACGTGCAATAACTGGATACGTTCCACCATCACGTAATGGCATCTCACGAGTATAGTTTCTGTCGTTATTTGCATCGCGTACCCAACCGTCTGGAACTGGGTTGCCGTTAAGATCATTATTTCCAAGTTCAGGAGCTGAAGGAAGCGCTTTATCAAATGCCTTGTTCTCTTGTGCGCGCTGTTCTTGCATCTTAAGAATATCTTGTGGGTCAACAATGTCCTTGGCTGTAGCTCCTGGGATTCTACCAAGAGGAAGCTGATCACTTTCAAGACGCGCGATTTCTTTATCGAATGATGGCTCATCGTTTGCGATAACTGAGTTAACTTCAGCCCAACTACGAACTGTTCCAATAGAGTTGCCAGTTGGTCGTCCATTTGCATCTAAGCGTAGTACAGCTTGAGGCTGCCCTGTAACACCAGGTATAACAGCGTAGTTATCATCTGATACGTATATTGCGCCTTGCTTCTTCCAACCAATTGGTAGTTCCTTGCGACTTGCAGCAAGATCTGAAAGGCTAGGAACAGCCTTATCAAATTGATCTTTGAATGATGGTTTTTCTGGCGCTGCATATCCAGGAATACGTGCTTGATAGACTGCAGCATTATCACTGTTAATTACATATAGTCCTGGTTGAAGCCCGGGTACTCCTGAGACTTCAATAAGACCTGAATCAGAAACTAGCGATGCGCCTTTAGACGTTCTTTCAACGCGAGTTTCTCCACCTGCACCGATATAGTCTCCGCTACCGACTTGAATTGAGCCGTCAGGCAAACGGAAGCGGAAGTTTACACCGCGTCCCATTTCAACCCAGCGGCCTCTCTTGTCACGCCACTGTAAAGCTACGCGAGCTCTACGAGCTGCAGAAGAGTTGCCGCTGCTAAACGCTGCAATGATAGGTAAAAGGTTATCAATCTTAAAATACGAAGATAGAAGAGTCTTATTAGCAGCTAGTCGGGCAAACGCGTGTTCGCGCTCGATAGAGCCTGGCATCGCACTGTGCGCGGATGCGACTAGCGGGCGAATAGACTCGTTTATAGAAGGATCGGCTGCAATCCACTCTGCATTCTTCTTAAGAAACTCTTCAAACGAGATAGAAGCGTTAAGCGCAGAAAGAGGGTGGCCTGCAACTAATAGATCTGTGTTGTCTGTCTGGCTAGCTGTGAATGTTTTTGTTGCTACGTTGAGGAAGCGTGATACTTCCTTGAGGACTGCAAAGCTGCGTGCCTCATCGTCAAGTGTTGAAAGATCAGCCAACGAACGATTCATTACTGTAAGCGCAGAGCGTGGAGTTACATGACGTTCCTGAGGAACCTTAGAGTTTGCTTCTTTAACAAGAGATAGGACTTGCTCATGAAGAGAAAGGACAGGAATATAGTTACTGTCATTCTTCTTACGTGCAGCCTTGCGCTTAAGTGAGCGCTCGATCTTATCGTTTAGAGGTGTGTCCATTACACTGGCACCTATCCCTTACGCTTCTTTGGAAGTAAATCTGCGTCCTTAGAGTCATAGAGTTTTGTCGCTAGTGTATATGCTCGCTCAAACGGTATATCCCCGTCTCTTACACCTCGTAGCCATGCGCCACGTAGCGCAGGGATTGCCTCATAGCCTAAAGATGAATACTCAGCCATCGCGTGAATAGCGTGCTCTGGCGAGCCGTATTCATCTGCAGACTTAAGCGCGATAGACAAAAGTTCGTGCTGCATCAATGAAGCTTCAGCGCGAGATGACTTAGGGTGAGCCTTAGGAAGCAAATCGTTATCCTGTTTGTAATTAGGGTTAGCTGGTGAGCCAGACTTGAGAAGCTTAAGGAACGCGTTAACGCGAGCCATAGCCCAGCCGTCACGAGTCATACCTGGTCTGTGGCTCGATGAGAACGCGCCTGAGCCTCTACGGTAGACTGCTTTTAGCATTGGAAGTGTTGCCTTACGTCCAGGCTTTGCATCCTTGTTGTGCGCTTCTACTTTACCGCTAAGAGTTTTTTCTGTTCTTGCAGAGAAAACAATCTTCTTAGATCCAGCTGCTGATCCTGGCTTATTTTTCTTTGAACCGTGGATACGATCTTTCTTTGGAGCTGGCTTAGAGCTTGCCGCGGTAATAGGTCCACCGACTGCCCATGCATTACATGTGCGTGTTGCCGCGCACTTGAAGTCTAGTGCTTCGCAGTAGCCAAGATCCGCTTGCTTAATAGCCGCATCAGCATCTACCTGACTTGAATCACCTTGCTCTAATCCTTGTGCGATGCAGTCAAGCATCTTAGGTGTTTGAACAAAGAAGACACAGTTACCACAGCGACTAGTCTTTGCTTCTTCAGGAGTTGTCTTCCACTTGTCAGCTTTTTCCTGCCAAAATTCTTCATTAGGCTCGTTTGGATTCAATGGGCCATAGCCAACATTGTCAATTGCGTTTTGACGATTCTTCAAGTTAACTTGAATATCCTGTGTTGCAACAGGACACGCATCTTCTCCAGCAGCGACGATAACTTCTCCGTCGCTGTCATCTGCTCCGTCAACGTTAACTACACCGTCAGGGATAACCGCAAAGCGGCACTTGCCGTCGTCTTCAATAGTAGGTGCGATAATCTTGCAAACACCGGGACCTTCGTAGAGTACACAGTTGACACACTTGACGCCGATCTCCTTGTACTCGTTTTCAGCCGCAGGAGTGTACCCCGCCCAGATGCCTGTCTCGTCCTCGTTAAACTTTCCGTACTTGTCTGCAATCTCTAGGAGAGCTGCAGCAAGATCCTGCTCTTCAGCGACGATAACACCTGCTGCTTGAAGAGCTTCAGTCTGCTGCTCTTGAAAAGAGAAGTACATATCCTCAGATGAGTACTGTCCGTACTCGTCTGCGGACAGACATTGATTACATACACAACCGGAGTCACATAAACATGTTCCTCCGTCACATCCTGGACATACCCAGCCGGATACTCCACAGAGTGGGCACCCGTCTGCGTCGTCC